CCTCCAAAGAACACACAGGGCGCGCGCGTAACCCCCCCACCCCAAAATGGAAAAGAAAGGCGGTGAGAGCATGAGCGTTGAAAGACCTACACAGGAAGAAATAAAAGCCAAAGATAAAATGATCCGCGCCGAAAAGCGCAGATTAAAAAGTTTATTGGAGGATTTAGACGAAAACAAGAAAAAAGCGGCAGAGGGGTTAATTGATGAGTGTGCCTTCATGCGGGCAACGCTCAAACAATACCGCGAATACATCACCACCGAGGGGCTTATTGATGTAATGCCGCAGGGCGAATACTCAATAAAGCGGGAGCATCCCGCTGTGCGCTCTTACAATACGATGGTGCAAAAATATTCAGCCGTTTGCAAGCAGCTTTTTGATATGCTCCCAACTAAAGCAGCACAGCCGGAGGATGATGATTTTGAAACATTCCGGAAGGCAAAATGAACGAGCAAAACAATTGGGTTTTAGAGTATTGGAAAGCCATTGAAAACGGTGAAGTTGTTTCCCGCAAGGTGCGGAAGGTTTACGGTGATTTGGCGCGCCGGATACAAAACCCAACAGGGCAATGGATCTTTGATAACCACAAAGCCAACCATGCCGTTGATTTTATAGAGCGATATTGCAAACACTCCAAGGGAAAATGGGGTGGCAAGCCGTTTATCTTGGAGCTTTGGCAAAAAGCGTTGGTGGCAGCAACCTTTGGTTTTGTCGATAAAGAAACCGGATTTAGGCAATATACGGAAGTGCTATTGATCGTTGCAAGAAAAAACGGAAAATCCACGCTTGCGGCGGCAATTGGGCTTTATTTGATGGTTGCCGATGGTGAAGCGGGCGCGGAGGTTTATAGCGCAGCAACCAAGAAAGACCAAGCAAAGATCATTTGGCTTGAAGCAAAAAGGATGGTTAAAAAATCACCATCCCTATCCCGCCGCATCAAAACCCTTGTTGCGGAAATGGTTGCGGATAAGTATGATGCCATTTTCAAACCCCTTGGATCGGATAGCGATACCCTTGATGGTTTGAATGTCCACGGCGGCTTGATTGACGAATTGCACGCGATCAAGGATAAAAACATCTATGATGTTATTGTGGATGGCACATCATCAAGAGATCAACCGCTTATCTTCATAACCACCACGGCGGGCACGGTGCGTGAAAGCATCTATGATGAAAAATATGATGATGCCTCCAAGCTCATTGATGGCATTGAGGGTTTTGAGGATGATAGGACACTTGCCATTATCTATGAGCTTGATAAGCGCGAGGAATGGACAGATCCGGCATGTTGGAAGAAAGCCAACCCCGCATTGGGCACCATCAAGAAAATAGAGGCTCTTGCAAATAAGGTTAAGCGCGCGCAAGCGGATCCCAAAAAGGTTAAAAACCTACTTTGCAAGGATTTTAATATACGCGAAACCTCAACAGAGGCTTGGTTGACCTTTGAGGAATTGAACAACGAAACCACTTTTGAAATTTCCACCCTAACGCCGCCGCCAAAATACGGCATTGGCGGTGTTGACCTCTCACAATCGGTTGACCTCACCGCCGCAAAGGTGATTTTTATGGTGCCAAACGATCCGCATATCTATGCGCTGCAAATGTATTGGTTGCCGGAAGATCTTTTGGAAGAACGAGCGCGGGAGGATAAAATACCCTATGATAAATGGTTTGAGCGGGGGTTGTTACGCACCACGGAGGGCAACAAAGTGCATCCGCGCTATGTAACGGAATGGTTTTTGGAAATTCAAAACACTTACGGCATCTATTTGCCTTATATCGGCTATGATGCTTGGAGTGCCGCATATTGGGTGGATGAAATGGCGGGGTATTTTGGCAAAAATGCAATGATCCCCGTGCACCAAGGCAAGAAAACTTTATCATCCCCCATGTATAACCTCAAAGCGGATTTGGCAGCTAAACGCATTGTTTACAATAACAATCCAATTGACAAATGGTGCTTATCAAACACCGTTGTTGATATGGATAAAAACATGAACATCCAACCATCAAAGGGCGGCAACACCCGCCAAAGAATAGATGGCACGGCGGCTTTACTTGATGCCTATGTGGTATTGCAAGAAAAGCTAAACGATTATCTCAACATGATTTAGGAAGGTGGTGAACAAAATGGGCTTATTCTCAAAACTGTTTGGGCGCGCGGAGAGCACCCCGCAGGGGAGCACGGTAGTTGAATACCAAAGCGGCGGGATCTCCGAGCTTGCGGAATGGAGCGGCAATATTTATGAGAGTGATATTGCGAGATCCGCAATTTGGACAAATGCAAAAAATGCGGGCAAACTCAACCCCAAGCACATCCGGAAGAATGGGGATAAATATGATATTTTCCCCATCCCCAAGGTAAAACGCATCTTGGCGCGCCCAAATCCCTATATGAGCATGTCCGTTTTCATTAACAAAATGATGGTGCAATGCCAAAAGAAAAACAACGCCTTTGCGCTGATAAAATTTGATACAGATGGTTGGGCAGAGGGTATATACCCTATCACTTACAACCGCGTGGAAGCCGTGGAAAGCCACGGTTTTTATTTTGTCAAATTCTATCTTGATGATGGCAAAACCCTCACCGTGCCTTATTCGGAGCTTATCCATTTACGCATCCATTTTGATGAAAAGGATCTTTTTGGAGAGAGCAACCGAAAGGCATTAAGCACCATTATGGAAGTGGTAAACACAACGGATAAAGGCATTGTAAACGCAATCAAAAAATCAGCAATTATCCGGTGGATCCTAAAATTCCAAAATGTGCTCAACCCAAAGGATAAGCAACAGCAGGTGGATGATTTTGTGAAAAATTATCTATCTGTGGAAAATTCCGGTGGCGCAGCGGCAACCGATCCGAGATATGAAGCCGTGCAGGTGAAGCCGGAAAGCTATGTGCCCAACGCCGCGCAAATGGACAGAGCCAAAGAGCGCATTTACTCCTATTTTGGGGTTTCTGAAGGCATCATACAATCCAAATTCTCCGAGGATGAATGGAACGCCTATTATGAAAACACAATTGAGCCGTTTGCAATTCAGCTTTCGGAAGAATTTACGGAAAAGCTCTTTACTCAACATGAGCGGGAGTTTGGTAATGAGATCATATTTGAGGCAAACCGTTTGCAATATGCAAGCACCAACACCAAAATTGCCGTTGGGCGTTTTCTTACCGATATTGGCGGCGCAACTTTGGATCAAATCTTGGAGATCTTCAACATGGCACCGCTTGGCGGCGAGGAAGGCAAACGCCGCGTGCAAACCTTAAACATGGTAAACGCCGCAAAAGCGGATCAATATCAGTTGGGCGCGGCGGCAACCAAAGAAAAGGAGGAAGAAACTGAAAATGAGCAATCAAAAGAACATGAACAGCCCGCAGGAAGCCAAGAAGGTTGATCGCGCGGAATGGATGGCGGCGCAGGGTTGCCAATTCCGGCACTTTTTGAGCTTTGAGATCCGAGCGGGCGAAGTTGGAGCGGAGGGAGCGGATGCGGGTGCTCTTTATGTTGAGGGTATCGCAACCCCGTTTAACACCCCCACCGTGCTTTTCTCCATTGATGGCGTGGATTACAAAGAGCAGATTGATGCCCGCGCCTTTGAGGGCGCGGATATGTCGGATGTAATTTTCAATTACAATCACGGTGGCAAAGTTGTTGCCCGCACCCGCAATAACACCCTCACGCTTTGGGTGGAAGCGGATGGGCTACACATGCGCGCCCGCTTGGATGGCACGGAAGAGGGGCGCAAGCTCTATGAAGAAATCAAGGGCGGTTATATTGACCGCATGAGCTTTGCATTTAGGATTGCGGAAAGCTCCTATAACATTGAAACCCATACCCGCACGGTGTTGCGGGTTAAAAAGGTTTATGATGTGTCGGCGGTGGATATTCCCGCTTATGATACAACCTCTATTAGCGCGCGTAACTCCTTTGCGGTGGAGATCGAGAAGGAGAAAAGTGCGGCGGTGGCGGCATCGTTGCGCAAAGAGGTATTGCAAGACGAAATCAACCTAACTATCAAACTTTATGGAGGTAAACAGTAATGAACAGAGAACAGATTTTGAAGCGCATGAAGGAAATTGGTGAGGCTCTTGCCATTGAGGGCGCAGATGTTGCGGCTCTTGAAAAGGAGTATAGATCCCTGCAGGGGCAGCTTAAAGCCGCCGATCTCCGTGATGAAGTGCTTGCGGGTATTCAGTCCGGCGCGGAGGCGCGCAAGGTTGACGGTATCGACAATCCGGAAGCCAAGGCACCGGATGCGGAAGCCGAAAAGCGCGGCAAGGCTCTCATGGAGAAACGCGCCGTAACCGTTGCGGCATCCAACATTGTTGTGCCCAAGCACACAAGCAACACCATCAACCCCGCCTTTAATGAGGTTTCCTCCCTCATTGATCGCGTGCACACCGTTACCATCGTTGGCGGTGAGGCTTATTCGCAGCCCTATGTTAAGGGCTATGGCACCGGAGATTATACCGCAGAGGGCGCGGATTATGCAGATGCGGAGCCTGTATTTGGCTATGCGGAGATTGGCAAAACCAAGATCACCGCTTATGCAGAGGATACCGAAGAAATCCAGAAGCTCCCCGCAGCGGATTATGATGCCGTGGTGCAGGGCGGTATCTCTAAGGCTATGAGAAAGAAGATCACCCGTGAAATCATGGTGGGCGATGGTGCCGCCAACCACTTCACGGGTATTTTCCACAACCCCGCCGATGCAGCCAAGCAGGTTATTGATCCTGCAACCGATATGGAGCTTGCGGAAATTGGCGTGGATACCCTTGATGATATCATTTTCAGCTATGGCGGCAATGAGGATGTTGAGGATGCCGCTGTGCTTATCCTCTCCAAAAAGGATCTCCGCGCTTTCGCAAAGCTGAGAGGCACCGACAAAAAGAAGCTCCACGATATCAAGACCAACGGCAATGCGGGCACAATTGATGGCATCCCCTTTATCATCAATTCCGCTTGCGGCGCGGTTTCCGATGCGGCAACCGGAGTGGGCACATATTGCATGGCTTATGGCTCTCTCTCCAACTATCAGAAGGTTATCTTCTCTGATGTGGATATTCAGCTTTCCACCCATTACAAGTTTAAGCAGGGCAATATTGCCCATCGCGGCAGCGTGTTCATGGGCGGCAATGTGGTTGCGCACAACGGCTTTATCCGCGTAAAGAAGAAAGCCGCATCCTAAAAAGGAGGCATAAAAAGTGGCACAAAATACAACTCTCCTTGATACCGTGAAAAAGGCTTTGCGTGTGTCGCATAACAAATTGGATGATGCGGAAATTGTGCCGCTTATTGAAGCCGCCAAAAAGGAGCTTACAATTGCGGGGGTGGTTACGGTGGATGAAGCCGATCCAATGATAGTGCGCGCCGTAACCGCCTACGCAAAGGCGCATTTTGGTTACGATAACCCCGAAGCGGAACGGTTTGAGAGGGTTTTTAACTCTCTCAAATCCACGCTCTCACAGGTTGGGGAATACAACACGGAAAAGGAAGGTGGTGCGGATGGCTAAATGGAGCGATATTCTCACGCTTATCACCATCACCGCGCCCACAGAGGAAACCGATGAACAAGGTTTTTATGCAGAGCCAACCGAAACCACGCGGGAGGTTTTTGCAAACAAAAAATCCGTGGGCTATTCC